CGCGCACGCTCGAGGATCTCTGGGAATTAGAGAGATTAGAGAGTTTATACGCATTTCTATTCTCTCTAAATTGCCTATTCTGTAACTCTATATAGAATAATTGTTTACACCGTTTACAAATGCCCATTTTCCAGCTCCCTGTCTATTTAAAACCTGTAAACAAACTGTGCTAAAATCCGTTTACAACCGTTTACAACTGTTTACAAGTAAAAATTCGATTATCAAAAACTGTTTACATTTTTTCCCACTTTGTTTACACATTTTTTGACCCCTTTATGCGTTTGAAAAATCTCTGTGTTCCGTATAAATTACCGATGCGCGTCGTAGATTTTGCGGCTTGCCACCCTTTTAACTGCTGCAAAATGCCGTTCATCTCGCGTGCGTCAACATTCCTAAAGCCCTGCCGCGTCCCGTCAAAAACTTCGCACCATATTTCCAGTGCGCACACCCGGTTCCTTGTCACCGTTCCTTCCGGATAACCTTCTTCGCCGTGGTGCTTGAGGTAGTCCCGCCGGTCGTATAAATCCATAGCGCCCCAATTCGCGGGTAACGGTATCTTCAGATACTCTAAAACCAGCCCGAGTTTCTCTCCACCCTCTGTGTGTGCTTCCTGCAGTTCTCTTGCAGTCTTCGCAGAATCGGCAGGTAAATACAGTTTTTGATCTGCTTCGTATAGCTGCTTGACCTCTGCCCATACCTGATTGATGAAACCATCTGTCAAATCAGACAGCTGACGTTTGCCGTCACCTGCACAGAAGACGGGTAGAAAACGACGCCCGCCGGTACGGTCTTTGAGAAAGATGCTGTCATTCGTAGTGGCGGCAAAAACGCACTGCCGCGGATATTCTTCTGTACGTCGCCCGTAGGGTGCCCGGAACTTGTCTGTCTGCCGGGAGAGAAAAGCCTTGATCATGTCGTTATCCGCTTTTTTAGATGCCTGCATTTCGGACAACTCAATAATCCAGCTCCCCTGCAGCTGTTCCATCGCTTCCTTGCCTTGAAAACTGACGATGCTGTCATTAAACCATTTTCCGCCCAGCCGGCTTAGAATCGTACTTTTACCTATACCTTGCGGGCCACTAAGCACTATGCATGAATCGTATTTGACTCCCGGGCGCTCTATACGTGCCACGGCGGCCTTGAGCCACGTCCGCGTGACATCTTTTACGTACTGCGAGTCTTCGGCGCCTAAAAAGTCAATAAACAGCGTTTCTGCGCGTCTGACTCCATCCCATTTTAGGTTTTTCAGATAGTTTTGCACCGGGTGCGTTTTGTGCTTGTACATGACTTCTACTAATGCGTCATCAATGACCTGCCTTGCGGCCAGATCGTAGTATTTCGCTAAATAATTGCGCAGACCGGCGTCATCAGTATCCCGCCAGATATTGTCGGTACCTTTTTTCCGCCACGGCAGATCCTTTTTGACAATAAGCCTCCGGGAGAATAAGTCGAGCCCGAAAGTACCCTTAAGCTGCGGATCGTTTTCAAGAATAGCGATAAAATTCCCCGCTACCGGAAGTATCGGCGAGTTCTTCCCGGAGCCTCTTGTCATCTCACTCATCCAGTCCATGTCGGCATCATCAGCATTAAACCCGGACTCTTTGAAACTCTTCTTGATGTCTTCTGCCTGTTCGGCGCTTATTATGCGTCTTGTTGCCTCGTCTTCTCCCGCCAGCTTTACCATTGCGACATAAGACGGCAGCTTGTTCGGCGGGGTACTTTCCGAGGTATCTGCATCAAGCGCTCCGAACTTGTGGAGCCTGACGAGATCAAAAGCGTTACAGAGCTTTCCGCCGGCAGGGTCTGTCGAATGGTGCGAATAAGCAAACTTGTCATCGTACACGACAAGCCCCGCGCTTGTGCTGCCTTTTGTGTATGTGTACCGTCCCTCTACTGCACAGGCCGCGTAATCGTCGCTAAGGAACGTCTCTATAGCGTCCTCGATCGTGTGCGCCCGGCAGAACGCGCCAATAAGCCCCGGCTTAGTAAGCGGGTCTCCTTGCTTTTTTGCCGCTGATACCGTGATACTTGCTTCTTTTTTCGAAGTCGGCCACAATGACGTGTCATGCCAATCTTCGTACCTGCCCAGCGTGTCATTGGCATTAAGAATCGGCCCGTCATTATATCTGAAGACAAAATCTCCGTCCTGCGGCTTACTTGGCCAATACATCAACCGTTCCGGCTCGTATGTCGTAGAGTCCATCGCTTCAATGCTGATGTCCTTTGCTAAAAGCCTTGCAATAGCTTTGTATTCATCGGCCGTTACGGGTCTGTCAAGCGGGATAAGCACGCGGTAGCGCGGAGCAGCGGCGGTGTGGCTGTGCGTTGTGTACAGCCCCCACGCCGCATTGCCCATCCCGATATCCAGATCGGTCAGGAAGTCACCATCCGGGCTGTCGGCATCCAGACAAACGACTTGCCTGTATTCGACGTTCTGCTTAAGCCGCTGGCCGTTCTTGAGATAGCCGCAGACAAAGCCTCCGATATCTTTACGGTTGTCTCTGTCGGACTTCTTCATCGCTTTATACTCTGCGACGGTTTCACCAGTCACAGTCGGTTTAGACAGCCTTTCAAGCAGGTGCGCCCAGGTCGTTTTCGTGTGTTTCCATTTTTTAGCGAAGCGCTGCGGCGCCGTCGCTATCGTAAACTCAATATCATACTGCAGCTGCAACGCCGGTCACCTCTCTTTCTGTCTGAACATCATTTGTTTCTATTGTTAATTTCCTCGACTTCGCCCACGCCAACAGCGCGCGATTAAGTTCCGCGTCCTCCCGGACAGGCTGGTTATTGACCAGTTTTGCCTGCGCCACCGTACCATTTCTGATCTCGATACAGATGACAGGCTTTCTGTTTTTGAAAGCTGCAATAATGCGTACTTTATCCGATAAAACACGGTCGCGGTAAGTGCCGACGCAGTTATGCATAGCGCGTCCTAAATTTGCTAATTGTTCGGTATCCGGCGGCAAGCTGAAGATTAAATCATCAACTTTGCCCGTCAACGGGAAATCCCGCAGAGACTTGTACTTGATACGAACGTTCTCGTGCTGCTGCTTGTCTACTAAGCGCGTGAGATAATCGTGAATATCCCGGCTGCGGATTTTCGCTTTGATAAAAATGCGCTTGTTCTGTGGAGTCAGGAGATCCCACATATGCCCGCAGTCTCGTACGATGTAATCATTCTCGCGCTCCACAAGCCTAACAGCAGCCGCTTCGCCCCGGGTATGCCTGATTATTCGTAGGGATCGGAGATAACTGTCTAAGCTGTGGTAGAAACCGATATCATACCGTTTCTGTAGAAGTGTATCTAAGAGTTTGTATTTGTTGTCTATCTCGTGTAAAATCGGCCACGCCGTCCGGATTATATTTAAAAAATTAATTGGGCACTTGACCAGACGGGCATTCAGCCCCGGCATATCCGGGAAACGATAAATCTCACGTACAGTCTGCAGATATGGTTTCCTTGCACCGGTTACAAGTTTCACGACGGGGTCATCCGCATACGGGCATGTCCTGATTTCTTCCGTTGTCAGGTTTCTTGCGTCTGGATAGCGCAGGCGCCAAGCAAGATTTGAAAAGCAGTAGTCAAAAACGCTGCGGCCGTCCTGTAAGCTGGTCGGCATATACGCGGATTTAACTGTATATCCGACAGCATCAGACAGCTTTTGATTAAAACTTCTGACAACATCTTTGAAAAAGCTGTTTATCAGGTTTCTTTCCGTATGGTGAATATTGCTTTCAGCGTTCAGGTAGTGAAAAACAGTATCTTTCATGCAAAACTTTGTTTTATCGCTTGCTATCCTGTTCAGCGGCCATAAAGTCCGCGTAAGTACTGCGCGCCCGCGGGCGCCGTGTTCCGCGTAAACCGCTTCCCGGTTTTTGAAATCAAAACGCAGAGTGTATTTTTTGACAGTATGCACGGACACGTCAATCGGCGACTCAATATCTACATTCAATGTTTCCGCGCAGATGTCCAGATAATTTTTGTATTCTTTCGCTTCCAGCTCGATACGGTACGGCACGAGTATGCGTTTACGCCCGGATTCGGACAAGT